CGCAACAGGCTGTCGGCCTTGCTGTATTTTGCTGCGTGGTAAAGTTGCGACTTAAGCAGCCGGTTCTCGGGATCAGCTACGTCGTTAAAGCTGCGGAATTGCAGCGTTCCAGATTTGATGTCCCGTCGCTTACGAGGGTCGGTCATGTCAGCCCCACGCGTGGTTTAGGATGGCCCCAGCGGCGATGACCACTAGGTAGATCGCAACGGCCAGGGGGATTGCCTGGCGGGTCATGACATCACCTGTTCGCGTATGATGTCGGGATTGCAGTTGCAATCGCCTTTCCCGGCCAGTTTGTCGCACCAATCGTCATGAATTATTTTGACGACAAAAACACCCGGCTTGGCTCCGTCGCTTTTCCACTGATTCAAAGCGCGCTTCATGTAAGGAATTTTACGGGTCATTCTGTATCTCCTTCGTTGCAATGGTTGTCTGCGTCCTGGGCGTCGCCCTCAAAGCAATCGGCGTCACGGTCTAAATCATCGTAATAATCTTCGGCACAATCGTAGTGCGCCGGGTTGCGATATCGGATCATTAGTCGTTCCTCGCTCTTGGGTTATCACACTGGGTTGAGTTGCCTTGGGCGCATGGCTTCGCGCCGTCTTTGCAGCGCCAGCAGTTGTGATAGCGAAACATGCCAGTCTTTGTGGGATCTGGGCTGCGTGGGTCGCAAGCTGGTGACGCCTGGGTCATTGGTTATGCCTCCAAGATGCTAGTGACAAACGCATAGCCCTTAGCGGTAGAGCCGCCGGCTTTGATGCTAGGCCAACCTAACTTGGCTCGTAGGGCTTCCGCTGCGGCGTAATGGTTCGCGTCCTCGTTGATCTCATAATCCCAATTTTGAGTGATCTTGTAAGCGCCGGGTGTTTTGGCGATGATACGCGAGCCGCGATGGTTGGTCGGGCCGACGTAGTGAGTCTCGATTGATTGATTGATGTTCATAGCTGGGCTCCTGTTTGCGATGGGTTATATGATGGGATGATTGCGAAGGATGCAAGGGGAATTATGCGGCAATGGCCGGCGGCATTGCACCGCCGGCTGATAGGGTTAGGCTGCTTTAGGGCGGCGATAAGTTACCGGCCCAAATGCGCGGTTCATGGCCTTAGCTTCATCGCCGCGCTCGTGGATCTTGACGTAACAAACATATTCGCCGCCGTTGTGATCTTTACCAGGGCGAGCGCTGACTTCCGCGTAAGCTACGCCTAAGCGCGTCGTGGCGCTTTCATGCACCAGAAGATCCTTCAAGCGCCCCAAAACAGCGTCAATGAATTGCGGCGAGCCTTCAATTCGCACGCCGTCATATCCGTATGTAGATCCTGTATGTTTGTAGCGAATAGGGCGCGGCTTCAATGGGGCGGTTTCTGGGAGCGCGGTCCAATGGTCTAACAATTGTTCTTTTTTCATGTGTTTGGGCTTTCGTTTGAGTTCGTGTTTGCACGCCTTATCCCAGGCCACCGTTGCCGGCTCCTGGGATGGGCGGGTTATCCGCTATGTGATGGGCTGTTAGGCGCGGCGCTTTGCCGGCTCAATCATATAAAGAGATCCGAATTGCGTAATGAGATCTGCGCAACCTGGGTGATCGTCGTCTAAATCGAAATGCGCCACAGGAAGCAATTCATGCGCGGCGCTCAATGCCGCCTCGAATGTCTCATACGCGCCGACAACCCTAGGCAATCTGTATGCGCCGCCACATTCAAGCAAATGGTATGGGGCCGGCGCAATGTTCTCATAAACGGGCGCTCCATTGGCAATAGCGCGATGGACGGCGTTTGTAAGGGCTTGCTTAGGGGTCATGTTCTCGTTCCTGCTAGGTTAAGGATTAGGCCGCAATTTCGCGCATGATTTGACGAAGCGCCGTGTCAACGTGGCTATCGTCGCAACCCTTGGGGTAAATCTCGTCGCAAATGAACGGGGTCAATTGCGCATAATAGCTAAGGTCCCAACGTAGGCGCTTTTCAACGTCCTTTGCCTTGCCTTCGTTAATGACGAATTGACGGTGCGCTTTAATCTTGGCCGCTCCAATAAGAGCAATTTGGCGCTTCATGTGTTCGTAGGCTTCCGTTTCGATTTTCATGTGCTTGGCTCCGTTTGTGTTTGCGATGAACCCTTCATAGCATCGCAATCATGATTGTGTGATCACGAATTGTTACAGATTGTAGCTATGCGTTTTTGTATAGTTGAGGGTAATCTCAAACATTTTTGCATGAGGGATTTTGCCGGCGCTCTGCATGAAAATTTGACCCTCCAAAACACGGTATTATAGTACCGTTTCATCACAATCATGTCCCATGACCCTTTCTCCTCACAAGCATGAGGCCTCATGGGACGCTATGGGTCGCTATGGGTCGCTATGGGACACTTTTCTCCACCTTTGGGACAAACGTCCCAACGTCCCAAACCCCTGAAAGGGGTTGGGATGGGATGGCCTATGGGATGGGACGGAACGGGCTCTAAAACAGGCTCTAAAACAGGGTCTAAACGGTACTCTGGAATGACCTACGCCGGCCCCTATCCCCACGCATCTATGTATAGAGACGCGCTCGCCTAGCCACAGCTGCCCCTATGCCCTCGCCCTATGCCGCTGCGCCAGGCGCTCAAGCTCTACTGGCCGCGCTCTAGGCCACGCTAGCCGCTCTCATGGCTGAAATGCCGCCAATGCCCATAGGGCTTGCCGCGACCGACCCCGCCCCCGGCTCGGCCCCGGTGGGGGGGGTGGCTGTATATACATAGGCCCCCCCCATAAATTTTTTGCCCAAAATGACTTGATGCCTTATATGCAAAGCAACGGAGAACCGGACTCATGGGCGTTGACGTAGCGAATAAAGGCAGCTTTAGCCTAACGGGTCGCAGGAGCCGTGGCCGTATCAAGGGCAGCACGACGAAGAGTACGATAGAGGCGCGTCAGATGATTGCCAGTTTCATTGATGGCAACTCGGAGCGCCTGCAATCCTGGCTGGATGAGATCTACCAGGAGGACGGGGCGCGTGCAGCCTTTGGTGCGTTTACGGACTTGATCGAGTATCATGTTCCCAAGCTGGCTCGAACGGAGCATGTTGGTGCCAATGATGGTCCTATTGAGATCCAGATGAGTTGGGCGGAACCTAAGTGATGGCTTACAGTCGCAATGAGATGCTGCAAAACCAGTTTGCACAACTACAAGCCACCAATCAGAACATGGGCCAGCAGCTCATGCCCAATAAAACCACGGCGGATATGGATGGCGTGTCGCCCTATGCGCTGGATAATCCGGACCCGCAGATGCCGCAGATGACGGAGATGCCGGCGATGCCTGGGGCGGCTCCGGTGCCGCCTCCGCCTATGGGCATGAATCCGAATCCTATGGGTCAGCCATACCAACCTAACCAAATGAAACAGATGTATCCTGGCATGTTTGGAATGGGTCAGCGTCGAGGCTACTAGGTGGCAGTTCGTGAAGTAACGCTGAACTATGCGCCTCGTAGGGCGTTTATGCCGTTTCATAATCGTACGCAGCGGTGGGCGTGTTTGGTGGCTCACAGGCGTGCTGGAAAGACGGTTGCGGCTGTTAACGAGGTTATCAAGGCTGCGGCGTTGTCTAAGGGGCCGAACCCGCTTTATGGGTATATTGCGCCGTTTCGTAGTCAGGCTAAGAGCGTAGCTTGGGACTATATGAAGGACTTTGCGCGTCCTATTATGAAGTCTGCCAATGAGGCGGAACTTACCATTGAGCTTTTAAACGGTGCCAAGATCCGTCTGTTTGGGGCGGATAACGCGGATGCTATGCGTGGTCTGGGCTTTGACGGCATTTATATGGATGAGTATGGGGATTTTAGGCCGAGTGTCTGGGGTAACGTTATTCGCCCTACGTTGTCGGATAAGCAGGGGTGGGCGGTATTTGGGGGTACGCCGAAGGGCAAGAACCAGTTCTGGGATGTGTACCAGACGGCTCGGTTGGACCCGAACGAGTGGTTTAGTTTGACGCTGAAGGCCAGTGATAGTGGCTTGTTGGCGGATGAGGAGTTGGAGGCTGTTAAGCGCCAGATCTCTGAAGACCAGTACATGCAGGAGTACGAGTGCAGCTTTGAGGCGGCGATTCTGGGGGCGTACTACGGCGTTGAGATGCGTCACGCGACTGAGCAGAACCGCGTTGGCAGGGTGGAATATGACCCTAGTTTGCCGACCTATACGGCGTGGGACTTGGGCTACCGCGATGATACGGCGATCTGGTGGTATCAGGTGCTACGCAACGAAGTGCATGTGATCGACTTCTACGCGGTGTCTGGGGCGGACATTGATAAGCTGTGCAAGAAGATTAAGGGCAAGCCGTATCACTATGAGCGGCATTTCCTGCCACACGATGCCAAGGCCAAGACGCTGGCAGCGCAGGGTAAGAGCATCATTGAGCAGTTAGGCGCTCAGTTGGGCATTGAGAACATGGCTATTGTGCCCGATCTTGGTGTGCAGGATGGCATCCAGGCGGTGCGTACAACGCTTACAAAATGCTGGTTTGACGAAGAACGGTGCCGCGATGGCATTGAGGCTTTGCGCCAGTATGAGCGGGAATACGACGAAGATAAGAAGGCGTTCAGATCGACGCCTAAACATAATTGGTGCAGCCACCCGGCAGATGCGTTTAGAATGCTGGCAGTTGCATGGCAAAACGCGCCAGTTTCGAACCCAGCTAACGCATATCGCCCACTTATCGTTGGCCCTGGGAACGAAGCCACTCTAGAGGATATGTGGGCTAGTAATAAGAGAGCGCGGAGAACAAGGCTATGAGCGGCGTTTCGAATCCATATCGCTATTTTTATGAGCATGTTGCAGCCAGTCAAACTGCGCAGGTGCTTGGCACTACGGGCGCGGTTGGCGATTACCTGCACCGTATCATCATCACGGTCGCCACGGCTGCGTCTGCCGCTGTGCAAATTGTAGATGGCACCGGAACAGGCATTCTAACGCATACCATCTTGCCCAATTCGCCGGGCGGCGGCATCGGCGTTTACAACGTTGAGATAAATGCTGTGTCTGCAAATGGCGCGTGGAAGATCACAACCGGCGCTGGCTCTGAAGTTATGGCCGTCGGCATCTTTACGGCTTAAGGCAATGAGAAAGCCCGGTCTGTATGCCAACATTCTAGCGAAACAAGAGCGGATCAAAGCTGGCTCTGGCGAGCGTATGCGTAAGCCGGGTGATCCTGGTGCGCCGACTGCTGGTGCGTTTAAGGAATCCGCGAAGACTGCAAAGAAGGACTAAGATGCCCGCTGCTT